ACAAATCATATCCAAAAAAGAATTGGTCTAGCTTAATGTTATTTAGGTGTAATCAATTTGAAAAAAAATTAACTAAAGAATATTTAGATAATGCAACTCCTGCACAGCTACACGAATTTCATTTTCTTAATGAAAATAATATAGGTTCTATACCTAAAGAATTTAATTGTTTAGTTGGGCATTATGATTTAGAAGGTGCTAAAGCATTACATTATACAAATGGAGGACCGTGGTTTGATAGTTACAAAGACGCTGAAGCTTCTGAAGAATGGTGGAGAGTATACAACAGTTTGTAAAAAATAAACGTATTATATTTATCGGTAATTCTGTAGAGATTATGAACCATAATCTTTCAGAGTTTATCGATAAGTATGATATTGTTGTAAGATTTGGTAGAGCTATTGAGGCTACGCCATTACAAGAAAAATCTTTAGGTACTAAATGTGATATATGGGTAACTGGTCAATTTAGGGCGCCAGCGTTTAATAATGTAAAAGAAGAGTTTGCTACAGGTAAATTTAAAAATACAAAAATATTAATAAATAGAAGTAGAGGTAACTTAGTTTTAAAAAATTGGGTACTAGAAGATAGACTGCCAAAAGATTTTCCAGAATATACTCAAATGTATTCTGATGAAGAATTAATTAGAATAATGGATCAGTTTGGCAAAGATTTAAGAGGTACTAATGATTATAGACCTAGTGCAGGTTTTATTACTATTATATGGTTTTTAGATAAAATAAAAACCTATAAAAGTATTGATCTTATAGGTTTTGACTTCTTCGCTAAAACAATTAATAAAAGACCTAAAGATAAACGAGGTAAAGTTAGTAATTGTGATCCACACAGTTGGCATTTGCCAGTATACGTTTTAAATAGACCAGCTCATGATAAAGACATGGAGCAGCAATATATGCGATCTCTTCAAAGAAGGGGATTAATAAATTGGCATATACTTTCAGATTTGAAAGAAAATGAAGTACCTTACACCGATTGGATGAGAGGTCAAAAAATTATGAAGACTGCACCTAAGTTTTCTAAGACATCAAAGATTGTGCCACGATCTCAGCAATAATTTCTACACACAGCAATAATAAAATTGGCACAATATATTCCCACCAATCATACTTTCCGTTATTATTAAAATCAAAAAATCTCATTTTTTAGAAGCTAAAAACCAACAATAGCCTTCGTTTACATTGGTTTCTAAAAATTCAAAATATGGTTCAAATTTTTGTAACCACCAATAGCCAGGCTTTATAGTTAAATGTAAATTTTGACCAGTAACAGGAAAAGCTCCGGTAGCTGCTCTTGTACATATTTTATGATATGTCCACATATTACATTTATCATATATGTGTTTTATAACATTATCAACTTTATCAGGCTCTACATGCTCAAGAACATCAAATGATACAACAACATCACTAACTGGTGGATCACCAGCTAACTTAGGTATTCCTGGTTCATATTCATTTATTATATATGGATAAGTACCATATGTTGCATCAAATTCTTTCTTTAAATCACTTCTGCCACAACCGTAATCTAATAATGATTTTGCACTTGACATAATCATATACTTATTTAACATTTGAGCTTTACCTCTACATGCACCACCCCACGGCTTTTTGTTGTGCATTTTTTCTATCTGTGCCTGATACTCTGGCGATATTAAATTTTTCATCTTCTTGGTTCTTTGATAGTTGCTGAATTAGAAGATCTATCCGTACTTGGAACAGATTTAGGATTAGGTGTTTGGCCGTAGTTATTTTTACTGCTGCCGCTGCTGCTGCTAGCGCTATTACTGCTTCTGCTAGTGCCACTGCTATAACTAGGTATATAGTTATGATAATAAGGTCTATACCAATTATTCCAGCCATAGCCATAGCCAGAGCTATAGTTTATAATTCTATAATTAACGGGTCTTATAACATCAATAGGTAATTTTAATGTATCACCTTCTTGCGTTACAGCTAATACATGTGTTATTTGTAATCTTGGTTTAGGTTGTATTGAACAACTAGACGCAAGTACAAAAAGGGCAAAAAGGACAATTTTCCATAGTTTCATTATATTATTTTATACTTTGTTTTGTTATTTTCGTCTTTATAAGCTAATAAACATCTATTTCTATTAGCTTCTTCATTTACATAGCTCACGTGCACCCAATCAGGGTTTTGATCCGTTCCGAATTCCCATATCATTTGGTCAAATGATAAATTATTTTTTATATATTTAAACATATCAGCGTTACTCATATAGCCATAAGTGTCGTCAATATCCATTGCTTGGCCATTACAATGTTGCGATTTTGAACTTCCGCCAATCGCTTTATTTAATTCAGGTCCACGATAGAACGAATTAATCTTTATAGGGCCGTTTACGTGCATTCTAAGAGGCTCAAATACTTTTTCTGATAGTAACTCCATATTACTTAAATGAGCTTCTGTAGGTTCATTTTTTAAACCTAGCCTCGTAGCAGTATTGCTATACACACCTTCTTTATATGTAACGTGTTTGCTGATGTTTTTCATTTAATTAGTTTGTAGATCTTCTTCTCAACGTTGGAACAACTTTACCGTCAATAACGTCTTGAACGGCTTCTACACTTACCTTTAATTGCATAGATAAATCTGCTTGCCATGTAGCGACTGGTCTTCCGTCTTTTAATACTACAAGTGCTGGCACAGATCTTATTGCTTGTTTTATACTTGGTTGTTGAGAATCAAAATCAACTTTTAAAATTTTTGCTCTTTTTAATTGGTCTACACCTTTCCAATCGTTTCTTACATTCCAATTAGAATTCATATATAAGACAGTCATGTCTTGTGAAAATGAAAATGATGTAAATAATAATAAGATTAAAGTGATTAAATTTTTCATATTTATTTTTTTGTTAGCTCATAAAGCTTATCATCTATTTGATCAAGCTTTTCAGCGTTTTTATCAACTTTCTCGTCTATATCAATTATTGTCGAACGAATTAATTCGTCTTTCAAATCGAATTCAGTTCTTGATATATCTGGTTCGGGTAATTGCTTAGCGAGCTCTATATCAGCCTGCAACGCAAAATAAGTTGCGGCTAAAGCAATAGCCCCGCCGACTATCATTCCGATAGTTTTGAGATCAAGTTGCACTTCCGTATTTTCTGATAATTTTTTTGCCATAACTATTAACTTTCTATACTATATGTAATTACTTATTTTTTATTCCTTTTAACATTTTTTACTCTTCTAGGCTTACCTGCTGGTTGCCCTAAAGCTTTCTTTTCTCTTATCTTAGCTGCTTTTTCTGAAGCAGACATTTCGCCTGCTGTTTTTACAGTTTTACTTGATACTCTTTTACTTGGTCTACAATATGGTGTGCCGCGCTTTTCACCTTTACGTCTTCCGCAAGGTTTACCTGTTCGCACATCTATCCATTTTTCTTTAAACCAACGTTTAAGGTTTGCGCCTTCTTTAGTTTTTCTTACTGCCATTTAATAATTTTTTTACTTTATTTCTAGTGCATACCATTTTTTTAGCATAGCTGGGGTTTTTTTTCCTATTAAAAACATATTGTTGATTTAAACTACCAACAATTTTTTGCATATTACCTTTTCTAGATTTAATCATCCATTTAGCTAACGCACCACAAGATAGTTCTTTAAATTTACCTTTAGCGTCTGGAGCGTCGGAATCTTTCCAAGTCGGTCTAGTTTTTGCCATGTTTTCTTCTAAGTTTATTTTTACAAGCCGTAGCTATTCTAGATTGTCTGGGTTTTTTACCATATCTTGCTCTTTGCTCCATAACGGTTAGTATCTGTATTTTTCTAGCAAATGACTTGCTAGAGCCCATTACTTTACGGCATGTAGCGTTAGCATCAGCTACACTCGCAAACTTAATACTAACCGTATCTTTTGGATTTTCGTCTGTATATAAACGTCTACTAGAGCCTTTTGGTTTTTTTCCAGTCCCTTTTACTGGGTCAGCCATTATTTTTTCTTCATAGGTTTATGTCCACAACCTTTATTTTTTAAAGATAAATGTTGTTTATAGGTTTTTGCGTTATGAACAGTTCCATCCTTACAATACATTTTGTGAGGTTTGAAACCTTTTTTATCCATAGCCATTGCACTTTTACTATGTGTCATAGCATTAGGCTTTTTATCCATATATGATGCTTCGACTACGTTTCCTTTTTGAGGTTTATCTGATTTACCTGGCATAATTTCTAATTTTTAATTGTTTTACTTCTTTTTTGATGATTTTCCATAATTTGCGGCACCC